CGCCATGCTTCGTCGTCGAGCGGGATCAGCTTCAGAAGGTCTTTGAGGCCCTTTACCGCGCCTCGGACGTAGCCAGTAGGCAGGTCGTTACCGTCCTTGGCCAGCAATTCGGCAATCACTTTCTGAGGTCTACGCAAGATCTTTGCCCACTCCTTCATCGCTTGCACCCTTCCTGCGTGCATATAGCGATCTCGATCGGTCTCTCGTTTGATCTCCCTTTCACGAAGCAGGTGAGCTTCACGGGAGTACTTCCAAGCCCCATATCCGATAACCCAAGTACCTGCCGCTGCCACCCAGTCGGCCCTACTTCCCGATTCGGCCCCAATCAGAATCCAAGTCGATATCGCCCCGGCGGCAAATGCTCCAGCTGCAAGCAGCAGTGTCTTCTGCGTCATCCATGTCTCGGCTTCCATTACTTCCCCTATAACGTGCTGTCGGTTAGGGGGGATTCTGGCATGACTGAACCCCTTCTTGCCTTCGCTCTCCTCGGGGCCACCGTGGACGTCGTGACTGTGCCGCCATCCAGCGCGCCAAGGAAGCCACCTTCGTCGCCCATCGGCTCGCAAACGCACATGAATCGCTCGTTCGGAATGCAGCGAGCAGGCGTGCTTACGTGGTCACGCGTCCAAAGCGACCCCTACGATGAGAAGGTGCGCGATAAGGCCGAGGAGGAAATCTGGGCCTACTCGAAGGCGCTGTATAGCCGCTATCGCAGTGCGACGTTGCATACGGCCAGTCACAAGTTCAAGGTGCCAAGGAAGGTTTGGCAGGCGCTGTCCGTTACCGTCGCTGTGATCTTTGGGGTATGGATGACCTATGCGTTTCTGATCAAGCCGCCACCGACACCAAAGAAGGTGGAGGAGGGGGCCGGGGCTTTGCCGGCGGCTGGAGCCCTGGCGCCCTTGGGCGCGGGCGGGCCGGCGGCACGGCCCCTCACCCGTGAGGAGTACATTGAACGTCACACGCCACGCGTCGAGTTTCAACCATGGTCGGCTCCGGCGTTCGATGAGAGGTCCGTTCAATCTCAGCCTGAGCTTTACTGCATGGCTTCCGGTACCACGGCTGCCGACACCACGTGCACGTGCGTCACAGAACAGGGCACCAAGGCTAAGGTCAGGTTGCAGGTGTGCGTTGCGATTGCACGTGACGGCCCTGCTTACAACCCGTATCGCGCGCCACGCCAGGACGATTCCGGTTCGTCGGCACAGCTTGCGTCTACTCAGGTCGTACACCCATCTCCGGGCTCTCTGCCGGGCGCAGTCATCTCTGTTGGAGAGCGCTACGTTCCCTGAGTCGATCCAGAATCGCTACAGCGGCCGATAGGGCCATATCAGGACACGGGGCTTCGGCCGCGCTTCAGTATCAGTTACCATGCCACCCGACTCTCAGGGGCGAGCATGAGCATTCGAATCTGCGTCATGGCTGTGCTGATGGTTGTGATGCCACTCTCACATGCACAAGAACTGCGTAGTGCTATCGGACCACAGCAGTCACCTAAGCGGACGCCATCGCAAACAAAGGCGTACAACGCTGGCGCCGAACCATTCCGCTGTAGGGAGAACCCCAATCCGCGGCTGCGGCAGCTGTGTGCCGATATTGAGCGCGGCTACATCCAAGGCGAAGCTCGCCGCCAAGGGTTGCCGGTCCCATCAGGCGAGCTGGTCCGTCTTCCTGCCTACGGCTCCACAGAATCCATAGAACTTGGCGTTGCCTGCATGGGTGGAACTGGCATGCGTCGCCTTAGCAACGGCTGGGAGCAGTTAAGAAATGCCAAGGGAGAATGGCTGCGCTGCCGAGACATGTAGCCGTGGCGTAGGGGAAGGCGTCTCTGATACGCATTCAAACTTCCCGCAATAGGGGGCCGCCGAGCCGTGCCGCCCTCACTCGCAACAGACGTTATACGTGCCTGCGACCACGACATATTCGGGCGCCCCGAGTAGCGCAAAAAGTCGAATTCGAACTAGTACGAACTTCGTGTCGGCCAGGATGGCGTAGCCCTGTTCGATGGCGTGCAAAGCCGCTTCATTCGCCGGGGGCTCTGAAAAGCCGCCAACGTACAGGAACGGGTCTGACGACTCACTCAGTATCACTTCCGGCAGAAATGGCGTGAACCCATCAACACCCAAGTATGCAACGGCATAGCCATGCGCGATCTTCGCCAAGAATCTAGCAAAGAGTTGAGGGTTAACTTTCCCAATATGAATGCCAGCGCCGCTTGTCGATGATGCGATGGGCGCGGGCACCGGGACATGCTCTTGCCAAAGCCAGAACGTTCCAGTCCAACCATCGGCGGCATCAGGTTCAGCGAAAATCCGGGGCGCATTGAGTTGCGGGAACATGCATATGGCTGGCAGTTGCGCGACAGGCACATCGAGCGTCCCGGTTCCGACCCATTGGCCGTGCTCATCACGTATCGCCAATGTTCTTCGGGAGATGCCTGTACGCCGACTCTTATGCCGTGTTGGAGAGCTAAATTTCTCTCGAAGAATGCCAAGCGATCCTTCAAGTACTGCGCCTTCGATCCCACCAGTGATCTTCGCGCACGCACGACAACTGGCCCGCTCGAGAATCATGGAATGTCCCGCAATCCCTAAAGGCACTACATGCTCTTTTGTCAAATCATCAGTAGCGCCACAGTAGATGCAGCGGTCGACTGGCGGAAACTCCTTCGTGCGCGGATAGCTGGATGCGAACATGTCGTGCCCCGGCTGGATGCTTCATCATCGCCGGATAGGACGCCGGGGTGTAGGGGCGGCGCCCCTACGGCAAACGCCTCACACCCGCTGGCGCGGTCTCGGCCCACGGCTCATATAGACCACATTGGACGACTCGGCGTCGGGACCGGACACGCCCACGCCCAACCGCCGTTCTCGGCGAATTCTGAGGGCTTCGGCAAGGTGGATGACGCTGGATTTCGTTGCGGCAGAAGCCTTCCGAGGCGGTGCCGATCGGGTGGCCACCTCGGCGCGGGCCTCGACCATCATCAGACGCCATTCCCGGGCGATGTTGCAGGTCAGTGACCACCAGGTCATATCGCAGGGTTCCAGCTGGTGGCCTTCGGGCGTAAACATGTGGCCGCCCTGAAAGCCGAAACCGGCCCAAGGGCCGGTTAGATCTATACGGTCGTGGCGATCGATCTCGATCATGCTGCAAGCTCATCCTTGTCGGGGGAACGAGCAGGCAGGCAAGAGCCGAGCCAGAGTCGCAGCCACTGCCAAGCAGAGCCGACAAAGCCAACGGCCGACCGATACAGCATTGCGCATAATGTATATTATGTTCAAAGCAGGCTGGGCATCGACTCCGCTACCGAGCCCGGCCAATCGCACCCCGCATATCACCCGGGCCCCAACCCAGCCGTAGCTTCTCTGCACCCATGGTCGCTGGCGACCCAGAGGCGTCCCGCCACGTCCAGGCGACACACGTTCGCTCAAACAGTCGCACGCTCCAGTCTCCACCAGTCAGGCGTACCTCGCCGGACCAACGTTCAATTCTGAGGGAAACCCAGGCCCTCAGCCCTGCAGAATTCAACGCCGACAGACCTGCGACCACCGTGACGCGTCACGTTAATTGCGCCCGCCAACCCGTCAATCGCGCCGCTCTGGAACGTCTCGTGATTGGAACCGTCCTTGACCAGAGCGTGGACGCTGGCATTTCGCCAGCGGAGCGCGCACTCGACTTGCGCAGTGCACGCAGTCCGCGCGCTCATTGCAGATGCGATTCAAAAATCATCAGACGCAACAGGCTACTTCGCTGCACCCGCGTTGTGCAGATCCCGACACGAACCTCCAACTTTTCCTACTTCCACTCTAGGAAAAGTCTCAAAAATCGAACGTTTTCGATGCTCGACGCGACAGCAGCGCCAGAATGAGCGCCACGCCACTGGGCGCTGACAACACTCCTGCGCATGAACGGATTCCCTGCACCGCGCCGGCTTCGCCTGGCCCTGCTTGATGACCATGACGTCGTCCGCCGCGGCACGGCTTTCCACCTGGGCAACGACAGCCGCTTCGAGATCGTCGCCAGCCACAGTGACAGCCAGGCATTCGTGCAGGCGCTGCAGCAGCGTCATGCCGATGTGGCCATCATCGACATCACTCTGGCGCCCGGCGATATCAGCGGCACCGAGCTCGTCGAGCACCTGCGGCAGGCATTGCCGCGGGTAACGCTGCTGGGTTTTGCCGGACAGGCCTCGGTGGCGATCATCAACCACCTGTTGGATGCCGGAATCAGCGGCTTTGTCGGCAAATCCGAGCCGTTGATTGAACTGTCCGACGCGGT